GGGCGGCGTCGGCACGATCGGCGGCATCATGAACTTCGTGAACAACCTGATGGGCGTCGCAGCCCCGATCGTGACCGGTTATATCGTGGGCGCGACCGATTCGTTCACCAATGCGTTCATGATTGCGGGCGTGATTCTGGCGGTGGGTATCGTTTCGTTCGTCTTCGTGATGGGTCGCATCGAGAACATCGCGGAGCCCGAAGACGCAGAACGCGAACGGCGCGTGTCGGCGGTTTGAGGTGAGCGATGCGAACCCGCGCTTAGGGTTCGCATCGCTTGCGTCAGCTGCGTCGATATCGAACTGTGTGCGGCCGATCGGCCGTATGGTGCGTGCCCCTACGTCGTGCGTCGGCGAGGGGCGAGGCGTTTTCTAGAGATGCATCGGCGCTTGCGCCGCCAGCCGTTCGATCGTCTCGACGATCGCGTCGATCCTGTGGTCCTCGACGCTCAAACCGCCCGGCCAAGAAGCCGGGTCGATCGTTCGACAGGTGTCGTCCGCGAGCCAAAGCACTTCGGCCTGCGCGTCGTGGCAGTAGAGATCACCGAGAGGCCAGCCGTACCAGACGTCGCGTCCGTGCACGGTACTCACGGCCCCTGCGAGTTCCGAACGGTAGGCATCCCAATAGGACTGCGAAGCGCATTTCGGCGCATCGAAGACGTAAAGAGCGCCGATCTGAGCGGACGGCACAAAGAGCGGTGTCAGCAATGCCCTTTCGCCGCCAAGCGAATGGCCCTCGATATTGATGACCGTGTTCGGCGGCACAGCGGACACCACCCACTGCCAGAGTTCGGCCATCCCGCTATGGGCCCCCGATGCGACGATGCCGCCGCGGGGGGCATGGACCGGCAGCAGGTACAGATCGTCGAGGAGATCGACGTTGTTCGCTTCATTGAAGCGTGTCCCACAGATCGACAGATAGGTCGCGCCTGCCGCGTCACGCGAGAGGACGGCGCGATGCACGAGGTCGCAATGACGGCCGATAAACGTCAAACCCATCGTTTCGAATGCTGTGCGTGCCTCACTTTCGCAGGATAAGTAGGCGGCTCGCGCCCGTTTCGCTGCTGCGAGAAGGAGCGCCCAGTTCACGACGCGGCTCCGACGGCCGATGATGCTGCCGGTGCGCTTGCCGCAGCTTCGCTCGGTTTTGCCGCTGCGAGCTGCTGCTCGATCACGCCCGCTGCGCCGACGATGACCTCGATCCCGACCAGGCTCGTCTGAATGAGTGACTGCGTGGATGCCGGCATCGGCACCGTGGCCAACACCCTACCGAGCGCCGGCATTGCCTGTCGCGCGAGACCTTCGATGTCGTTTGCCGTAATCGCAGCGCTGGCGGTGCAGGCCGCTTCGACGGGTTCACGCGCCCGATCAAGCACGGCCGCGACTTGCTGTGCGGATGGCGCATCGGGCAGCGCCATCCCGAGTGCGCTCAGTTGGGCGAGTGCGCTTTGGATCGGCGGGCAGGCGAGCTGGGCGATTTGCGGCGGCGTCAGTGCAGGCGCCGACGCACAGCCCGAGAACAACGCGAGCGTGACGGCGCCTGCCGCGCCTTGCAGCATTTTATTCATTTGGAGTCCTTATTTGTGTTGCAGGTATCTCGGCGTGTGGCTTGCGTGCAGCCTACTGCTTATTGGCCGAGCGTAGACGCGGGAGATTCGTCGTTCGTCGTGGTGATCGTTGCGGGTGCCGCGGCGGCCAGCACGCCTGCCGCAGTACCGCCGGCAAGAGCGGCGAGCGTTGCACGCGGTGCGGCCATGCTCGATTGAGCCGAATGAAAACCGCCGAGTGCGGCGATCGCGCTCATGATGATGGTGACGAGGCCTGCGAGTTGCGCGATGAACTCGGAGACGTCCGTCTTTCCGCGGTAGGCGAAGTAACCCCAGATCGCGAGCACGGCGATCAGCAGCATGATGAGCCCCAGGTAGACCGCGATTTTTTGTTTTACGGTCATTCGTCCTCCTAGTTTTGATTGAGTGGGATGGCGGGTGTGGCGTCGAGCGAATCGAGCGCGTACGTGGCGATGATCGACACGATTTTCGCTGCGTAGTCGGGATCGGTTGCGTAGCCGGCCGCGGCGACGGCGCGTGCGAATGTCACGCCCATGCTGCATACGAAGGCGCCTTGGTAGCGAGGGTTGCTCAGCAGAAACGCGGCGTGATCGTCGATGCTGCCTTGCCAGTTGTCGTACTTGCGCCATTTCGCCGGCACGACGACCCACTTTCCGCCCGAGAATTCGCGCGTGGGCATGGTAAGCACGGCGCCGTGCCATGACGGGTCGGCTTTTACGCCAAAGAGATTGAAGCCTTCGGCCGCGAGCCGCGACGTACCCCACGCCGATTCGAGCGCCGCTTCGGCGACGACAAACGACGCGGGGATTTTCGTTCGCAGTGCCGACGCACGAGCGGGCGAGGCGATGCCGGCGATGAAGTCTTTCGGACTCAAGCGTTACTCCATGAAGAATTTGCGGATCGGCTCGAACCAACTGTGCTCGCCGCCGGAGCCTTTCCATGCGAGGTAGAGCAGGACAATCAGCACGCCTTTGCGGATCAGGCCGAATGCGCCTTCGCCTACGTCGCGGTAGAAGTCGTTACGCATGTATTGCCGCAGCGAGGCGGCGAAATAGCGGGAGAGGTCGTCGATGTGCTCCTGGTTCAGATTCAAGCGTTGCAGGATCTCGCCTGGAATCTCCGGCACGTGGTCGTCTTGCATGGGTCCTCCGGAGGAAAAAATGAAGCCGCCCATAAGCGGCTTTCTTGCGTACTACTTGCGCCTTCCTGCCCGTTACGCAGGCTCGAACCAGTTGATCGCATCCACGGCCGGGACCGTTGCAGCGTCGCCAACCTGATTGCTCAACATCGCGAGCTGCTCTTGGCACTTGTTCAACCAAGCGGTGAAGGCTGCGACCACGGCCTGCGCCTGGGCCTGCGTGTGCGGCTTGAAACACCAGGCGCCCGCGTACGAGCACCATAGCTGACCACCAGTCTCACAGCTTGCGACGGTGCCAAGGTTGACCTGATCGATCAACGCGCTCGGATACCCGTGCGCCTCGCCTAGCGCTGTAGAGTTAAAGCCGCCGACAATCGCAACCGCACACGCTTGCGCCAGTGCTGCGAGCCGGTTCTCCCTCGCCTGGGCCAACAGCTCATCCTGTGTCGGCGCATCCGGCGCGACCACAGTCCCGTTTTTTACGGTGTATCCGGATGCCGAAATGCACTCCAGCCATTGCGTATCCGTGATTGCGACAATCGCTGCGTCGGCCGGCGCGGGGCTATCGATCGAGTCGTAAAAGCCGATAATCTTGCCGGAAGCGTCGTAAGACGCGAATTTTTGACCCATGATCCCTCCTTAGCGCCCCAGCGCAATCCATGAAACACCGATGTTGGCGATTCCGCCTCCGCTATAGTTCGTGCCGAACACTTGATAAGCCGTCGACGACAGCGCTTGAGCACCACTCGAGAAGCCGTTGGCCGCCCCTTCTGCTACACCCGCAACCATCTGAAGCGGTCCATTCGGGAACGCAAGGGGGAAATTGCCTGTTGCCGTGCCACTGGAGCCGGTGCTCAAGACGCCCCACTGAATGATCAATCCGCTTGGCAGCTTTTGGTACCCGGTATTCGCAAGTGAGGCGCCAAACATCGAATAGGATTTCGACAACAACATCGATCCGAACACCAGGATCCATTGATTGCTGCCGTTGCTGACGAGCACCGCCGACTCCGTATAGCCGTGCGAATAACTCGAAACTGCCGCATTGCCGATGAAAATCGTGTCGTTGCCGTTCGCGGATACCACGACCGCATTCCCGCCGCTCGTCACGTTCAGCAGCGGCAACATCGTGCCGGCACGTACGCTCCCCGCCGCAGGCAGTGTTGCTGCCGTCATCGTCGAGCCGAGCGTCACCATGGCACCAGCCGCCGAGGCAGCGATTGCGCCATTCGCACCCATGCTGTTGATCGACGAAACAAAAAGCCCTTCGTTGTGCACCCAGGAAGTCGTCGCCAGCTTAGTGGTGCTATCGAACTGAATTGGTGACGTTGCGTAGGATCCCGTAGCCAGTTGCTGTGCGCCCCCGGGGCACATCATCAACACACAGATCGGGTTCCCGCTGTTCACACCGGGGATTGTCGAGTGCACGAGCACTGCCGTTGCACCCGCTACAAGCTCCCCCCCCTGCAACGGCTGCAGACCGAGCCCGTAGATGGGAATCGCCGCGAGGCCGTCGGGTGAGTAAGTCGACGCGCCTGTGTTCGTGTGTGCGATCTTGACCGCCTGCACGACGCCATCGCCCCACGTGCTGGTCACAAGTGGGCTGGGATTAGCGGCCGAATAGGCGTTGGCGATACCGGTATCGGCCAACACAATCGTGTTTTGCCCGATGCGTTTAATTGCAGAAAGAACCTGGTCATACGTTGTCTTGCTCGGCGAAATCCCCCCCGCCTTGACCACGTTCAGCAACTCGAGCATGACCATATTCATATAGTCAGCCGTCAGGACTGTAGCGCCCAGGCCCGTCGTCGGATTGCCGTTCGAAAAGTAGCCTGCGGCTCCGAGCGCGGCCGGTGTAGGCAACGCCGCGACGCAGGTCGGGTCATCGTATTGATACATTTTTACCTCGAGTTTGAAGGCGATCGAGAAGCACGATCTGCATTGACGCGAATGTGTGACGTGGCGCGAAACGAAAATCAGCGACCGAGTACCCAACGACTGCAACGCCGCATGACGGCCATCTGGGCAATTTCATATCGGGTGAATTTCCAACTCAGGGCACTCGTTTTCGCTCGTGACCACGTTGTGAGAGGCGGTGGCTGTGGGTGTGATGTCTGTCACTGGCGGCCAGCCACCGACGCTGTGTCGAGCGACATCCACGTCGAGCAAAGCCGCGCTCGCTGATGAGCGAGACGGCCGGCGTCACCGCGAGCTGATCACGGCCTGTCGTGACGCCGCGGCCCCCGTTTTGGGCTGAGGCAACACCGCGACGCAGTTCACCAACATTCAAATCGCCTCATACCGGTTGCGGCAAATATACTCGGGCCTGTTCCGGCAACGACTGAAAATAATCAACCCACATCGGATCCGAATTCCGCAGGGTGCCGAGATTTTCCCACTCTGACGGGTCTTGCGGAGACGCAAAATAGGCGATCACGCTTGTTTTTGCTTCGTCCGAAAACTGCACGTTAAGAGCAACCATTTTTATTAAAAGAGGTATCCGTATGAATTGATCGTAAATGTTCCGGTACCCGAGGTTGCGAAATACGTTGTCTGAGCAGTTTTGATCAGGACGGGCGTATAGTTCCCGCCGACCGAAATACCATAGCTCTGGATTGCACTATAACCCGGAGTGCTATTGCCGCCGCTCGTCGGCGCGATTCCCATACTCAGCGATCCGGCTGTTCCTGCTGAAAAATTTGCGTTCGGCTTCCAGCGAATTGCGTTGGGCGGCACGGCTGCGGCAAGAGAGAGCGACGTGTAACTCGCAGAGCCGCTGCCGCCGTACAAGGCACCATAAAAATAGTCAACGTCTCGGTCGCGCTGCTCCAACACGGGAATCTGACCGCTGCTGGTGGTCGGCACCACACTGACGAGGCCCGATGCAGTGTAGCCGCTTGGCATGTTCGCGCCGCCATAGATATTCGGCGCAACCGCGCTCGTGGCGTTCGTCGCCAGCAGCGCGCTTGCCTGCACAATCGGGTTATAGATCGCATAAACCGCCACAAAGCCGCTCGTCGGTGCGCTGCCGGTATCCATGCCGCCAGCGCCGGTAGTGGCGAGATTGATGGTTTTGCTGAATGCCGAAAGACAGTATCGCGTTCCACCGAGTGCAGTTTCAACGATGATCTCGTCGGCCGTGAGCGTGCCTGAAGCAGATGCGACAGTCACCGACATCTTGAGGTTACGCGCAGATCCGACTACGCCGGCCGTCATCGATTGCACCTGCCCCAACTGCACCGCATGCTGGCTCTGCGTTGCCGGTGCCACTTGCTGCGCGCCCCCTGCGCACTCCATCAGCACGCAAATCGGATTGCCGCCGTTCACACCGGCAACTGTCGCATGCATCAGGATCGCCGTTCCGCCTGCGTACAATTCGCCGCCTTGCAACGGCTGCAGACCAAGCCCGTAAACAGGAATCGCCGCAAGCCCGTCGGGCGAATAAGTCGACACCCCGGTGTTCGTATGCGCGATCTTCACAGCTTGAACCACGCCATCAGTCCACGTCGCAGCAACGAGCGGCGTGACGTTCACCGCAGCGTAAGCATTGACCGTCCCCACATCGGCCAACACAACCGTGTTCTGCCCAATGCGCCGAATCGCCGAAAGCAACTGGTCGTACACCGCCTTGCCGGGCGTAATCCCCGCCGCCTTCACCACGTTGAGCAATTCAAGCATCAACGAATTCATATAGTCGGCAGTCAGAATCGTCGGCGCCTGCCCGCTGACCGGGTTGCCGTCCGTGAAATAACCCGGCGTACCCGCCGTCGCCGGTGCGGGCAGCGACGCCACGCAACTCGGATCATCGTATTGATACATTCGTGCCTCAATAAGCGAAATGAAGAATCGTGTGCGCGGGCTTGACCTCGCCCAGCTCGCATTCGAGAACCGCGTTCCCCCAGCTCGCGAGCGGCTGCCCCATGCAGGACTGCGCCATCCTGAAGTACGTCATCGTCACAGCGGGCGCATTGATCTGCCATGCATGCGCCCACTCCGCGCGCCCCAGCGGCGAACGCATCGCCTGCTGCCCCATCCGGAACGGCGCGAACTCGCTCACCGTGACGTCGTACCCCAACGCCCCCGCATAGCCGACGAAATAGGGCACCGCCTGTCCGCCGCTATTCACGAGCCGCGCAACGACCTGCTTCTGCCGCCCCTGCAACGTCGGCGATGGCCCCGCACACGGATCGGGCAAGCCAAGCGCCGCCTCCCACTCCGGCAGCAAATCCGCGCTCGTTGCCGGAAACGCATCGCTGAGCAAATAGTTGTTCGCCTGCGTATGCCGCGTCCAAGTCGGCGACAGCCCGCCCACGACCTGCGTCATCACCGCATCGGGATCACGCGGCCATGCAAGACCGCGCGGCATCAGCGCCTGCAACGCGCCAACAAAATCGGAATCCTGATAATCGGGCGCGGCCATTTACGGTAACCAGTTGATCGTGCCGAGCACAGGCAATTGCCCCGTCGTGCCGACAATGTTGGCCGCCGGAGCGGTGATGACGAACCCTTCGGTTCCCGAAATAGCCGCAATCGCCGAATTGATGTACGACAGATCGATCACCCCGTTCTGCCCCGGCGTCGCACCGAGCGGCGAGCCGTACATCGCGAAGATCCCCGCGATCGCCGAAGCGATCAACGCCTTCGTGGCCGACGAAAAGTTAGCCGCGCCCGTAATCGTGAAATTCACGACCTGCTGCATCGGTGCACAGACATAAACCAACGCAGTCGCAGGCCGCAGCGGATAAATCCAGTTCGCCACGGCGAGCAAATCGCCCGTGGCCTGCGTGCCCCGCGTCTCCGCCGCCGCCACACCGTTCGTACCCTGCGGAAACCCGGCGTTACCCGCCTCAGTCACATCGAACATCGGATAGACGACCACCGTGCCAGCACCGAATCCGTTCGGATTGCACCACGCACGCGTCACCCCGTTCACCTGCAGCGCCCAACTCACGTAGTCCTTCTGCGCGCCCCCTTGCGGCACGTTCTGGTAGGCAAACAGCATCCGCGTGCGCAAGCTGTCGTCCGTCTCCACATCGGCACCGCCGGTGAATGCCGTCGAAACCGAACCCGTCGAATTGATCCCTGCAATCGCGGTCCCGAGCGTCATCGCCGTGCCCAGGTCGCAATTGCCGAAGGCACCGGTCAAGCCGGTCGGATCGGCGTCGGCCACGGCAGCAACCGTCACGACGCCATTGGCAACCATGCCGGCCGCGAGCGTCGTGTAGCCCACGCCATCGCCGCGTACCACCGGCGTGCCACTCGGCAGAACCGTGCCGTTCGCCCCCGAGAACGTCACCATGCCCGGCGTCGCCGCCCCAGCCTGCGTGGCCGGCTCGCGAAATACGTTCTTCAACGCACTCCAGGCTTCGAGAAATTCATCGCTGGCCGTGAACGGGTTCGATTGCTTCGCCACCCAGTCGGTGTAGCCGTACTGCAGCTGCGCAAGTCCAGCCAGCGCCGCCCCCAATACGTTCAGGCTCGAAAACCGCAACAGCGGATCGGCGCCGACGGCGCTCGCGCGCAGATCGGCCGCAACCTGATCGCGCAGTTGCTTCAATGTCGGTCTTGGATAAGGCATCTCAGTTCATCCCCTGCCAGGCCCAGGTGTAGCGGCCAGTCGTCAATAAAGTGCCGTCCTGCTTGTACACAATCACCTGCGCACCGAGCACCCCGCGCGAAACCCACTGCGTCGTGATGTCGAAACGCGCGACCACCCCGTCGTCGATCAACCACGCGAGCGCCTCGGCCAGATAGTCGTAAGCGCGCTGCAACGTCTCCCGCGTCTGCTTCGCACGCGAAAGCAGCCACATCCGCGAGCCGATCGGTACCTCGTCGTCAGCCCACCAGCCGCGCGGATCGTCGGTGCCGTCCGGAATCGCATCGCCCGGCTGCGCCATGCGGTCGGTGAACAGGCTGATCAGCATCGCAGTCTCGAGATCGTTGCCGGTCGCGAGCATCGGTCCGTTCAAGCTCCAATCGCCGCGGCGATGCGCGGCGTCCCACGAAATCGTGATGTCGGCCATGTCCTTCAGTCACAAAAAAAAGCCCGCACATCGGCGGGCCTGTCTTGGTTGTCGTCGTCGCCGACCCGATGCCGGGCCGTGCGTCTCACCGCCGTCACATCGTGGGTACAGGCGTGCCGGTGGTGGCCGTAGCGTTGCCGGGCTGCACGTTCGGCACCGGGTGCTCGTGCACGTCGTATTCGGCGCGCATGGTTTTCATCGTGGCGGCGTTCGATCCTGCGTTGTCCTGAATGTCCCCACTCGCCGCAACGAGCGGCGCCTGAAAACTGACCCCGCCCGGCGCCGTAACGTTGAAGCGCCCGCCGCAGATCACCGTGAAATCGCCCGTGCAATTCACACTCACGTTCTTTGCGCCGTTCACGACCACGTCCTGCCCCTTCGCGGTAACCACAATGCCGCCCGACGCCGTCAAATAAACCTGCTTGCCGTCCTCGCTGTAGAGCATCGATTCGCCTGCGGCAAGGCCCGTGGGTCGCGACGCCTGATGATTCGTCGCGACGATCGCCCCCATCGCCGGATCGCCGGCCACATGCAACGCCAGCACGTCGGAACCGAGCGGCGGATTCGAGGTGAAGCCGAATTCCGCCACACGAAGCCGACTGTCGGCCGTCACGAGTCCGCTCATTCGGACCTGCATTTCCTGCACGGGCCCCGAGTCATCCACGTAGGTCACGCGCCCCCGGCCAAACAGCCCGCGCACACGCAAAAAAAGTCGCTCGATCGCAGTTGCATCCATCAGTTCACCCGCTTGTCCTGCCGCGTCGACTTGTCGACGGTCGGCTCCTGCACGAATGCCTCGGGCGGCATGATCACGAGGTCCGTGCTCGTCCCGCTCCCGTCGCGCTTGTACGTCACTTCGGAAATCAACCAGCGTTGCGGCGCAAGCTTCAGGCTCGGCAAGTCGATCTCGACGAGCGTATTCGGTGCCCATAGCGCGCCCGCCGCGTCGCGCCAGCTATCGGTGCTCACGTGCACCTGCTGCGCGCGCCCCTTGCGCCGCACCAGCTCCCAGTTCGCACGCTGCTTGGCGACCTGCGCGCCGCCCGTGGCGTTCTCGGCCACGATCGCGCGGTACCGGAAGCGCGATACCTCGCCGTCCTTGGCCGTCGCCTTGACATTGCCGGCGTCGCCCTTTTCCTTCAAGGTGTCGAGTCCGTGATACACGGCGTCGTAGTCGGAGAAGCGCTCGTCCATCGCCCACGTCAGCGACGCAGCCTGCACGTTCACCCCCTCCTTCAGACCGCCGGCCGCGAGTGGTCGCGCATTGACCGCATCGGTGTTCGCCGCCCCCACGAGCACGAGGTTCCCTTTCGCATCGTCGAACAGCAGCAGGCCGCGGTAGCGACACGTGCGCTCCAGCACGTCATAGATCGACTCACCCGGCGATATGTTGGTCTGCGGGATCGGCGCACCCACATCGGTTCCGGCGAGAACGCTCACCTCGACGCCATAAGCGGCACATAGGCGCTTCGCCATTTCCTGCACGGTCAATTTCGGCAGCTGATTGCCGGGCCAGTGTGCCGAGCAATCGACAATGTCCTGGCACTTGCTGCGCCCCGAAACGCCGATCGTGTGGTCGTGCGCGCTGTAGGCCGGCTGATAACGATCGATGTAGCCGGTCAGGACGAGGTCGGCCCCGAGGTACACCTCGCACGCATCCCCGGGCTGCACGATCAGATCGGCAGCCCCGGGATAGCGCTCGGTGAACGAGACTTCGAAGCTCGCGGGACACCGCTCGATACCCCGCGACACCGACACGTTCGTCCAACCGCTGATGTCCCGCGCATTCGACAGCTTCACCTCGCCCTTGTCGGCCGTGCAGGTCGAGAGCGTCAAACGCAGTTCGTCCTTCATGAATTTCCACTCCTCAATAATCGGCGGCTTCGGAACGCCGGCCGGAATCCGGCTAGCGAGCGAGCGCCGAGAAACTCGTCGGGCAAAACGCCGGGTGGATCGGTGCGATCTGTTGCACGAGTCCCGGTTCGCGCGACGGATCGCGATACATGCGTTGCGCCAGCACGAGCGACGGCAGCGCCGCCTGCAGGCGGAACGTACCGACCGCGGCCAGATCGGCACCGCGCGCAGTCAGATCGGCCACGACCGACTGGCGCAGCGCGCGCAGTGCTTCATACGAAGCGTCATCGCCCGTATTGCCGGCTGTTTCGATCTCGCCGTCGATCAACGCAACCGTGGACGCGAGCACCGCATTCGCGTCGTCACGCGATGACGGCTGGTAACTACCCGATGTCACCGCCACTTGCGCGATCGCGTAGCGCCGGAACAAGGCGGCCGAGGCATCCTGAATCGCGCCCATCGCCTCGCCGATCTGGCCCGGGGTGGTGACGGGCTTGGGCGTGTAGGTCGCGAGCCCGCTCAGCATGTGCAATGCATCGGCCGGATCAGCCGCGCTTGCCGCGACCGATGCGACGAGCGATTGCGCAGCCGCGCCGAACGATGTGGGATCGCTCGGGTTGCCGGCCGCCGCCACGAGGAGCGTCCCCGCCGAATTCACGGTGCTGCGCGCGGCCGTCGATAGCGCAAGCAGATCGGACACCGTCGTATCGAGCGAAGCCTGGAAGTTCGCGCCGCCGAAGCCGTCGTTTCCGCCGCCGAACAGCCGGCCGAAGTCGCCGGCGAGCGTCGACACGGCCCCGATCACGCGCTTGACGTCGTTGACGACCGCCATCGCCTTGCCGTACCACGCCTGTGCCGTCTGCACGCATTGACGCACCACCGCAGCACCGCGCGCCAGCGGGCCGAGCACGTTTTTCTTGAAATCGGCGAGTGCCGAATCGATGAGATTTTGCGCGGCGCTACGGTTGGCGGCAGCTTGCGCGGGCTTCGGGTTCGGATAGATGCGTGCGCCGGTCACCATCAGCGAAAGACGCACGGCGAACACGGGCCCGAGATCCGCACGCTCTTCGATTTCGACGCTCACGCAGACTACGTTGTCGATCTTGCCGAGCGTCGGGTGCACGAGTGCCGCGGGCTGCGCCCCTTCGCAGGCTGCAAGCAGCGCATCGCGCTGGCCCAGCAACGACCTTCGGCCCGTGATCGCATCGTTCTCGACGAGGAAGCCCTGGACCTCGAACTGACGCCCCTTCTTGCCGAGGTCTTCGATCCAGGCCTCGTCACGATACGGATACTCGTGGTTGGCCGTTTTGCGGCCGGCCACCGTGCGCACCGATTCGACGGCAAACGGCACGCCACCGAAACTCGCCGTGCGCAGCGACGTGCGCCAGGTGCGCACATCGGGGAAGTGGCCGTTGACGAGGTTTTCCACCGTCGTGGCGATCGCACCGATGCTGCCGGTGATGTTGACGACGTTCTCTATCGCACTCATGCCATTGCCCTCATATCACTCGCCATCGAATATCGCGTCGTCGTCCGCAGGCTCACCTTCGGACTCGTGCTCGATTCGACCCGCGCGCCGGCAGGCACGTTGTCGAACGACACGCGCACCGAAACGTCCGGCACGCCGGTCGCAGCAGTCGCGCCCGGCGGGATCGATCGTTGCAGCGCCGTGCCTGCGTCGCGCGGGCCGACCGGCCCGAGGATAGGCCCGATCGCCGGTAACGTGCCGAAGAGATCCAATCCGGACGAACCCGACGCGGGCGTAGCGAACAACTGCGTGTTCAACGCCGACATCGAGGCATCACGTTTCCCCGACGGCTTCGCTTTGTCTCCAGACCCAAAAATCGAGTCGTAAAACCGCCCGACCCCGCGAAAGATACGCCCGCCGATCCCCCAGTCAGCCGGACCTGGCCCGAAC